GAGATCTGTCGCGACCTAAAAGTGTTCCCGCAGATGGTGGGCTACGCCGACAAGACCGCGACCTTCGCCTCGGCGGAGGCGTTCTTTCTGGCCCACGTCATCCACACGCTCAATCCATGGATCGAGAACTGGGAGCAGTCGCTGGCCCGCGACCTCTTCCCCGACGAGGACGACATCGTCGCGAAGTTTTCGATGCAGGGCCTGCTGCGCGGCGACAACGCGGCGCGCGCCACCTTTTACGCCAGCGGCATCACCAACGGCTGGCTGACCCGCAACGAGGCGCGGCGGTTGGAAGATCTGAACCCGATCGAGGGACTGGGCGAGCCGCTACTGCCCCTCAACATGAGCACACAGGCCGAGCGCTCTCTGCCGCTGCTGCCCGGAGGCAACTGACATGCTGCGTACCACCCGGCCGTTCGAGCTGAAGTTCGCGAGCGACACGAAGCCGGGGTCTTTCTCCGGTTACGGCGCGGTGTTCGACAACATCGACGACGGCGGCGACATGATCGTCAAAGGCGCTTTCAGGGACACGCTCGCCGAGTGGAAGGCCAAGGGCAAGATGCCGAAGATGCTGTGGCATCACGGTCTTGGCATGTCGTCGGAGGACCTGCTGCCGATCGGCTACTGGACCGGCATGGAGGAGGACGACCACGGCCTGAGGGTCGAGGGCCAGCTCATCGCCCTGGATACCGACCGCGGCCGCACCCTGCACGAAGGCATGATGGCCGAGGCGATCGACGCCATGTCGATCACCTACTCGGTCGTGGAGAGCTCCTACGGGAAGCTCGCGGGCGAGACCTTCCGCTCCATCAGCAAGCTCGACCTTTACGAGGTGGGCCCCGTGCTGTGGGGCATGAACGAGCAGGCCGGGATCGAGGACGCCAAGGCGTCGAAGAACATCAAGACCATCCGAGATTTCGAAAGCTTCCTGCGGGATGCAGGCGGGTTTTCGATTGCTGCCGCCAAGGCGATAGCCAGCGGCGGTTACAAGGCCAATCCGACCCCTCGGGATGAGGGCGGGACGGCGAAGGAGCTGGAGGCACTGCGCGACCGTGCCACCAGCGTTTTCTCCCCCTGAACCGAAGGACAGGACAATGAATATGGGCAATCTGCGCCGCATCGAGCGCAAGGATGACGGCGGCGCCAATGTCGCCGCCGAGGTCAAGAAGGTCGTCGACCCGCTGATGACGGGCTTCGAGGAGTTCAAGAAGACGAACGACCAGCGCCTGGCCGAGATCGAGAAGAAGGGGGCGGCCGATCCCCTGACGCTGGAAAAGCTCAACAGGATCGAGGCCGACCTCGCCCGGACCGAAGAGGTGAACCAGAAGCTGGTCGCCATCGAGCGGGAGGCCAAGGCCGCGATCGAGCGCGAGCAGGAGCTGCGCGAGACCATCGACAGGCTGGAACTAAAGCTCAAGCGGCCTCTGGTCGGCGGCGAAGACCTCAAACTGCAGCGCAAGGTCACACACGCGACGTGGGCACGCGCGGCGGTCCTGTCTTCGATGGGGGGAACGCCGCTCTCGGACGAGCACCGCAAGGTGCTGGCCGACGTCGAGACCGAATGCAAGTCGCTCTCGATCCAGAACGACACGACCGGCGGCTACCTGGCGCCTCCGGAGTATGTGAAAGAGATCATAAAGGGCATCACCGAGATGTCGCCGGTTCGCTCCTTGGTCCGGGTCCGCTCGACTGGGGCCAAGTCGATCATGCTGCCCAAGCGCACCGGCCAGTTTGCCGCGCGCCGCGTCGGCGAGCAGGAGACCCGTACTGAGACCACCGGTCTTACCTGGGGCATGATCGAGATCGTGGCTCCGGAGATGTGCGCGCTGATCGATATCAGTCGGCAGAACCTGGAAGATTCGGCGTTCGATCTGGAAGCCGAGCTGCGGCTGGAAGCTGACGAGCAGTTTGCGGTCAAGGAAGGCGCCGAGGTCGTGTCGGGCACGGGCGTCAACCAGTGCGAGGGGTTTTTGACCAATACCGACGTGGGCTCGACCGTCTCGGGGTCGGCGGCCACCGTGGCGGACGCCAACGGCCAGGCGGACGGCATCCTGACCCTGAAACACGCGATCAAGACGCCCTATACGCGCAATGCCACCTGGGCGCTGAACCGCACGACGCTCGGTTCGGTCCGCAAGCTAAAGGATGGCAACAAGCAGTACATCTGGATGCCCGGGATTGCGCTCGGCAAGCCCAACACCATCGACGGCGACCCGTATGTGGAAGTCCCTGACATGCCGAGCGAGGGGGCGAATACGTATCCCATCGCCTACGGCGACTTCGCCCGGGCTTATACGCTGGTCGATCGCCTCGCCATGTCACTCCAGCGCGACAATCTCACCCAGGCCACCAGCGGCAATGTCCGGTTCCTGTTCTGGAAGCGTGTTGGCGGTGCGGTGACGCTGGCCGAGGCCATTCGCAAACTGAAGTGCTCGACCTGATCGGTCGGCAGGGACCGGACAAACATCGAAGGCGCGCTTCCATGAGGCGCGCCTTTTCTCATTCTGCATTTAAAGGACTGTCACCATGCAAGACCTGCACAACAGCATTCATCTGAAGCGCGGCATCAGCCCCGCTGCCGCCGTCGTCGACAATACCCCGTTCGTATCGCAGATCGTCGACCTTGCTGGCTACGATGCTGCCGAGTTTGCGATCCTGACCGGAGCACTTGCCGACGCCGATGCGACGTTCACCACTCTCGTCGAGCACGGGGACGCGGCCAACCTGTCGGATGCCGCCGCCGTTCCTGATGATCAGCTGCTGGGCCTGGAAACGCAGGCGAGCTTCCTGTTCAGCGACGATGACAAGGTTTTCAAGATCGGCCTGCGCACCAGCAAACGCTATGCCCGCGTGACGATTACGCCGGCGGCCAACACCGGCAATGCCTTCGTCGCGGGCGTGTGGGTGCTTGGCCGTCCGCGCAACCGGCCGACGTCGAACCCGCCGGCCTGATCGCGGTGGGGCGATCCTTCGGGATCGCCCGCCTGCTTCCTGCTGAACAGATGAGGACCGATTGATGAAGGCCAGAGTGGTAAAGCCGTTCGAGGGCGTACGGGATGGTGAGCTCTATCCCCGCCGCTTCGAGGTGGCCGATGTGGTCGAGGGTGACCTCGCGCGCGTCGCGATCGCCGAGGGGTGGGCCGAGACCTTCGAGTCCGCGCCGGCAGAGGAGCGCGATCCACCCCGTCGGAGATCGGCCAGCCGGTGAGCGAGCCGGTGTTCGAAGTGGTGACGCCGGCTGTGAATGCCGCGGCCCGCCGACTGACCACGGCAGCGAAGGTCCAGGCGGCGCTGAGGCTTGGTGCCGTCGATACGACCCTCATTGAAAGCATCATCGATGCCGTCAGCGGGGAGTGTGTCCGTTTCTGCAATCTGGCCCGCGCCGTGGCCGGTCCCGTGCCTACGTTCGGCCTGGAAGTCGTCCGTGCCACCTGGCTGGGCGCCGGCATGGACCGAGGTTCAATCCTGGTCTTGCCCTGGCGCGCGCCCGTTACTGCGGTGAGCAGTGTCGTGGAGGATGGGACCAGTCTCGCCTTGAACACCGACTTCCGCCTCGTTGGCGGCGGCATGCTGGAGAGAATGGCTGACGACACCCTGGTTTGCTGGTCGACCGGCAAGATCGTGGTGTCCTGGACGGCCGGCTGGTCACTTCCCGCGGAGGTGCCGGCCGAACTCGAGGGGCAGGTGATCGAGCAGGTCAAGATGAAGTACCTGGCGACTGACCGGGACCCCGCCCTCAGGTCAGAGAACACGCCCGACATCTGGTCCGGCTCGTATGCCGTCGCCGGCGGCGATAGCATTGGCGAGAGTGGCTTGCTGAAGTCGCTGGAAGCGGCGCTGTCTCCGTTCAAGACGTGGGCGGTGTGATGACGGCTTCGGACACCGTCCGCAATGCTGCCCGTCTGATCGCGCTGCACGGCGAGACGATGGTGCTGAAGCGGGCGAGCGAAGCCACGGCCGTTGTCCTGAAAGGTAAGCGTCTCGTCGGTTCGACGGTTGATGTCGGCGGCTCGGCCGTCCAGCAGGAGTTCCGGGTGAAGATCGGCACGTTAGAACTGTCATCGTCGGCCTGGACGAGCAAGGCACCGGCTCGCCACGACAGCATCGTCATCGACGGCCGGGAGCGGTCGATTCTGGACGTCCGTCCCTTGGGTGACGCGGGCACTGTCGCGCTCTACGAGTTGCTGGTCGGGGGCTGACATGCCCGTAATTGTCGAGGGCATCACGACCGAGCAGCTCGGCCGCAGCTTCTCCGATTGGATCAAGGCTGCCACCATAGAAACTGCCGAGCGCGTGCTGCGCGAAGAGGTGGCCAGAGGCTTCGACAACGAGCCGGTGGTGATCACCGACGGCATGCCGCGGCGCGACTATCTGCAGGTAAAGCCGTTCGGCAGGATCGAGTTCGCTGCGCGCACCAGCATGGCGGAGGCGGTTCGCTGGGCGCTGACCGAATTGCAGAAAAAGAGCCCGGTGCTGACAGGCCGCTATGCCAGTTCGCACACCGTGATGATTAACGGCACCGAGGTGCAGGGTAATATCTGGGTCGCGCTGCGCAACGTCCAGCCGACGGATCGTGTCCAGATCGTCAACCCGCAGCCCTACGCTCGCAAGATCGAGGGTGCGACGGCAAACAAGCGCACCGGTCGGGGCAAGCGAGCCGCGCTCAGCCGTCAGGCCAGGAGCGGCGTCTATCGCGTCGTGCTGCGGGCCCTGGTCAACCGGTTCGGCAAGGCGCTGTTCTTCGACTTCAAGTACGTGAAGCTCAACACCGGGATCAAAGTGTGGGGTAAACGGGGCGCCCGGCGCGTCCAGCGGGACCAGGTGTATCCGGCGCTGCAGTTTTTCATCAAGCCCACGGGGTTGCCCAACTAAGGTCAGGACATGATGTATGGCGTTCATCCGGTCGTCAGCGTGCCGTTGGGCGCGACGGCCACGGGCCTGGTCGTTGGTGATCCGGTGCGCATGGCGTTCCGCGACCGGCTCATCGTCTGGTTAGCCGACCTCGGCATCGGCTGGCCGATCGTTGACCTTCATAACGTCGGCGAGAACCCGGACGTCTCGCAGGGGTTCGTGGCGCTGGATTTTCCCGGGGGCAGCGAGGATCAGTACACGTTCGGTGCGCCAGGACTGAACTTCTGGCGCGAGCAGGGCCAGGTGACGCTCTACGTAAAGACGCGGCTCGGTGCCGGCATGACGAT